CAACCATAACCATAAGATTGTGCAGCTGGACCTATTCTAACATAAGGTGCAATATCTATACTGCCACCAGGACCAGCGTTTGCTGGTGTGCCTGACGTTGTTACTGTTACTTGAAATTGTGTAGCATTTAAAACGTTTGTAACTTGAAAATTTTTACCATCAAAATCGGATGTAGAATAACCACTACTGCCTGGTAGTGTCGTGTCATCTAAAAATACAATATCACCAGGTTCTAAACCATGAGCAGCACTAGTCGTAATTGTTACTAAACTAGAACTTACAAATGTTTGTATGGTTGCATTTGTTATTTGAGTGTCTAATGGTGTGATGTCGTAAAGCTGACCTTCAAAATATAATAATAAAAGTTTATCTGTTCCGATAGCCACGTATCTATTTCCATCTAAATCTACGAATGGAAACATTTTTCTAGCCACACCAACAATAGTATCTGTAACTAAAGAAGACCAACCACCAACTTTTTCTGGTAGTTGATATCTAAACCTAACATTATTACAATCAACCCAACGTCCTTCTGCGCCAACAGTTGTGTTTTGTTTGTCTATTCCAGGTGCAAAGTTAACTCTTGTAAGAGGCATAGTCCATCCTCCTACGCTGTGTTGGTTTTAAAAGCCCAGCCACGAGTTGTATCAACATACACTAAAGTTATAGCTTGACCATTTGTTGATAGTACTAAATTATTTCCAGCTCCATTTATATTATGGCCGTTTCTGTTTATAGTTAAATTATTAGAATTAAAAGTTCCTCTAGCATCCACTATTGTTAATTCATCACCAGTTGCAGCTGAAGTGGGTAAAGTAATTGTTATCCCTGCAGTTGTAGTATTTGTTAAAAGTTGATCACCAGCCACTGCGATGTAAGTTGTTACTGATCCTGAATCAATAGTTCCATAACCTTTTGATAACAATCCTAGTTTCATGTTTGTGCCGTCTGACACAACTGCAACGGACGCACCTATTGGTATGGGTACACTTGTTCCACTAGCTGTTTGAACAGATAAAGAAAAGAGTGTAGCACCGCTACCTCTTGTTGTGGAGTCCTTTACGATAATAGATCTCTCTGCACCGCTAGGCATAATTAAAGTTCTATTAGCAGTCAAAGTTCCAGTTAATTCGTAGAAAGCGTTTTTACCATCAGAGGTTGCACCATTAGTTAAAGTAAGTGTAACGTCTCCAGAAGCCATAGATTGACTTAAATATCCTGTAGCTGATTGTTCTAATATTTGTAAATTTGTATTTGTTATTGTTCCCCATAGACCAGCTTTTTCACCGGTTGCTATAAGTTCTAATTTTGTATCTGTAGAAAAACTTGATGCCATATTAATAAGGTTCTATTGGTGTCCAGACCATAGTTGCGCCTGGCACTACTGCACTCCATGTTATCGCCGTAGCGTCCTTTGTAGCTAGAGTTAACGCACTACCAGTAACGTCTACATTTGCTGCTGCAGTCACTGTAACAGTACCTGTGGCCATAGTCAATGCGTTTCCAGAGACAGACATATTGGCTGCTGCTGAAACCACAGCTGTTCCGGTAGCCAGGGTCAGTGGGCTACCTGTAGGGCTTAAATTAGCTTGTCCGGATATTGATAATGTACCAAAACCAAGTGTTAACGGGTTTGCTGTAGCATCCTCTGTAATCGCATCAGCTGCAATACCTATGCTACCTATCGTTATTGTTAACGATGTTTTAGTAGCTGTGATAGTTACATTTCTATCCTCGGCTGCTGTAGCAAATGGAAACTCTGAAAATGCACTTAATCCTAACATAATTTATCCTTAAACAGGAGAGAGTGTGGTGTTATGGTGGTGACACT